CTGGCTTTTGAAAATGATCACGAATAACTTGCAAATTTTGAAGCAATTCGACAGCATGAGCGATCAATTCGGGCGGGATTTTGTCGCTAAATTCTAGCTCCGACAGTTTAAAATTTTTTGTTACTTGCATTTTTTTAGTCCGTGTAAAAAATTGTAATGCTTGAATTTACAAGATGCGCCGTGGCGCTATCTTCTATAATAGAAGTGGTGGCATTTGATAAATTTTTTCTTATCTGTATTGTTTGACTGCTAGCAGCCACAACTACCGCCATCATAGTGGAGTCATATGTATCTGTGTTTGTGATAGGCGGCCCTAAATAATATGAGTACGCGGCGCCTTGTGTTGACATAACCGCGCCAGCTGTGAAATTGTACCATACAAATCGAACGCTTGAGCCGCTAGCTTGAGAATAATTTAGATTCGCCATTAAAAAATAGCTTCTTCCGCTTGGTAGCACGATACCATTTTGAGCAGTGATAGATACTACCGAGCTATCTGATATCGAGCCTAGTGTAACCGGCGTTGTGGTATTATTGATGCTCGATGACAATATGCTTATCTGAGTCGATTTTAAGTTTAGAAAAGGTATAGGATTATACGACATGGCTAGCTCTTTATGGGTACAATGATCATAGAAAATCCGTTAGTATAGACCTGATCGCCTGTGTCTGATATAGTGATGGATACAGCTACATTTTGATCGGATATAAAAAAATTATTGCCAGCTGAGAAGGTGCGAGATACTGATGATCCAACTTGTACGCCTATTCTTGTGGATAGTGTGACGGCATTTGTGATATTTAGCGATGCAACTGGTAAAATGGCATCACCATCACTATCTAAAGCCAAGATCGGCAAAATAGCGCTTCTCCCACTAGATAAAATAGTCGATTCATTGCCGATAAAAGATTGTTTTTCGCTCAAGCTTTTTTCAAAAAGATCTGGACCGGCATTTTGTTGAGATGTGCTTTTTATGATGGTAGGGCTTGCGCTAGAAAGATGAGCAAAGTATGTCATTTGTCTATCTCCCATAAAATCAAAAGATTGCCCATAAAGGTGGTGTTTCCATAGAAGATACAAGATGCTGTTTCTTGTGTGGTATATCTTATCGTTAGTATATCACCGGCTTGAGCTGTATATGTAAAAAAAGCCGGCTGTAGTCGCGTAACAAAATTTGTATCGCTAGCGTCAACGGTCCTAGATTTTATTGCTTCTTGTTGACTGGATATCTTTAATCCATTTATATAGAAAGCTATCTCTAAGGGCGTGCCGGCTGTATAAGTCGCGAAAGGTTTAAAAAAGCCAATATATGATTTATTTGCTAAAACGACGGCGCCGGCCGATAAAGATGCGCTTATCCCTGTACCGCTTTGAGCCGTATCGAGGCTTAGGATATGCGTTGCTATTGTGGATGTCGTGACATCAGCGGCTTTTGTAAAAGCTCCGAATTTTACATTTTTACCAACGGTCTTCAAATTAATTGTCATATTAAAATCCAGTTTGAGCCGGTTGAGATGACTGTTGCATTTACATATTGTGCCAAAAGTTGGACTGTTGTTAACCCGTCGATTGTCTGAGCGCCATTACAGGCGATTGTCGTCGTTGCACTTCCTAGCCGCTTTATATCATACCTCACGCCAGAGCAAAGAGTAGCATCCGGCAAAGTGATAGTTACGGCAGATGATCCCGAAACGGTGTAAATCTCTTGATATACTGTTTCGGATGGTGTCAAAATTGTATAATCCGCTGTTTTATCCGTTACAGTCGGCTTGAGCGATGTCCCTGAGCTGATTGTTGTGGGAATCCACTTCGAGCCCGCGGAGCTCCAAGCTAGGGCTTGTCCATTTGACGGGGCGCTTGTGGTAGTATCAACATCACTAAGGGCATCGATAGAAAAGCCGGCTAGAGAAACGGTACTATCGATTTTATTTGAGCCATCGACATAGCTATATGATATGCCCGTATGTGTGCCAGATGTGAAGAGTGATGCTGCTTGATCTTGCGCTTGTTCATCTGTGTATTGTGTGATCGTGCTTGCGATTGTGCCACTAGATAAAGAGATGCCGGTGCCTGCAGTATAATAGGATTTTACGCTAGAGACGCTAGGCGCTTGATCTGTTTGAGAGCCAGCCATTGAATCGACAACGCTGGCGCTTTTTGCGAGCGCGTCTGTATATTGTGTGATAGTGCTTGCGATTGTGCCTGTTGTGATTGTAATACCAGTACCAGCACTAAAAGCGCCTCTTGCTAGAGTATTGCTAAAGTATTTATTTGTAGCGCCCTCTGTGAGATTGTCAGTGGTCTTTGTAGCAAGTCGATCATCGAAGCGAGTAGTAGTATAATATAAATTTGTACCCTCTGAGATGTCTGTGGTAAGCAAGCTAACAACGCCGGTTTGCCCATTTACAGATGATACGCCAGAGCCACCGATGGCAAATTGCACCCATGCGCTACCATCGTAAATCCAAGATGTACTATCGTCTGTCTGAATCGCCACATCGCCCTCTTGCGCTGATAAAGCAAGGCGCTCGGTAGCATCTGCAACGACATGAACATCCGTAATCGCCAAAGGTGGCAAGTGATTTGTGGGGACGAGCCCATTAGCATCGAGCTCACAGATACCGTTATTTTGCCCTTTTTGAGCGCTGATTCTAGCGTCTGCGTCTGCATCAGTGTATTGTGTGATTGTGCTTGCGATCACTCCACTATATAGAGATATGCCAGTACCAGCACTAAACGCCCCATGAGCTAGAGTATCGCTAAAGTATTTATTTGTAGCGCCCTCTGCGAGATCATCAGTATCAAAAGATGATAGAGATACGGTACTATCGATCTTGTTTGAGCCATCGACATAGCTGTATGATATGCCCGTATGAGCGCCAGATGTGAAGAGGCTTGCGCTTGCGTCTTGCGCTTGTTCATCTGTGTATGCGCTGGGTATTGTAGGTTTATCTCTTAATTCGGAGTATGAGCCCGTAAATGTAGTGGTCGCCCCCGTCAAGAGGTTGTATACATATTTTGCATTGCTTGTATATTGAGAGACGGTATTGTCTGCAAAACCAGTGCGACCGACAAAAGCAAGACCTACTAGATTCGCTTGACTTGCATTAATGCCACTACAATCGGACAAAAGACATTGTGTAGGGGTAGCAAGACTTGAGGATATAGCCACGCCACCAAAAGAACAGCGCACAAAATAAATTGTCGCTGTCACGCTGGATGCGATTGTGATAGCTCCGGTAAATTCACAATCCTCGAAAGTGATAAAATTGCTTGTGCTATTTGTGATTGTGGTAGTGCCTAGAAAAGTCACGCTCTTAAATAAATGACGACCTTGAGTGCCATCAATCAAAGTATTGCCCTCAATTTGCAGGCTTCTTACTCTGACTCTTGTACAAGATGCCCCCGATATAGTTAGCCCTCTTCCTCCAGTTAATTCGCATATATTATTGATGCCGGTAGGAGGTGGCAAAATAGAAAAATTTGACTTTGTGAGTGATAAAGTTGATCCACCATAAGACCCGCTTGATACAAAAATCACATCACCTTCACCGAATGCAGCATCATCATGAATACTTTGAATGTCATTGATTCCATCATTTACATAGTACGAGTTGCTATAAAGACGATTTGCTTGAAGTGAATCAATATCGCTCTCTGCTGTATCGACTCTGCCGTCTAGTGTATCTAGATCGGATTGCAAAGCTTTAGCGTCTAGATCGGTCTGTAAAGCAGATGTAAAATATTGACGATCAGCATTTGATCCCGCGTCGATGTTATCGGTAGTCAAAACAACAACGCCCGTTTGCCCATTCACAGAGTCAACAGCACCACCACCGCCACCACTCACAGGAGGTTTAATAATGATAGCCATGATTACACCGTCTTTCTATCAAAGGCACAAATAAAAGACAAATTGTCGCCACTGGCGCCCTTTTTATAGGCAATGTTGACAATAGCGCCAGACTTGAGGCCAGCGCATTGAAGATCGATAGCGCCACCGGCTAAGACAAAAATTTCATTTGTAGTGCTATCGCCAGCGCCGTCTCTTGCACGAAGTTTTAGATATGCAGTGCTTGATCCTGGATTGTATACTGCGATATCAACAAAAGCTAAATCGGCGCTCAAGGCCGTGCCACTTGTTGAATCGATAAAATCGCTTGAGTTTAAATCTGTCCAGTCAGTGGACGCGTTGCCAGATGTACTCTTGCAAGCGATATGCTCGCCCGTTTGAATTTGATACTGTAATCTATTCATCTTTTTTACCCGCTTTAATCTTGATGTCTTGATCTTGGATTATAACTACTTTTTTACTTGAAATATCAAGTTTTTGCGCATCAAAAGAAAATCGATCTTTTAATGCTTCAATCTCAATTTTCAACAATTCGATTTCATCGCTCAAAGATTTCATTGTTAATTTTTTTTCTTCACTCATATTTATACTCTCTATCTATGTATGCCCTAAGCTTGTGCTCGGGGCTTGCTGTTGTGTATGTTGACGGTTGTATCACATCGCCAGCGCTTGATCCATGCGATGATGTAAATACGATTTGATTGCCAGATATGGCGCTGATCGTTCTCACTCTTCTAGTATCGCTAGCGCCCATAGTGTAAATAGACACTACATCGCCAGCTTTAAAAAAAGAGATATCGCTATCAGAGTATAGATCACTGATAATCTCGATAGTAGTGGCATCTATGACCGTATCAATTCTTGCGCTTGCGTTCCATGTGGGGCTAGATAGACCGTAATGATTGACCTTTAAAGCGCATCCCTCTGAGAATAGAGATAGTTGCATGGATACGATAAGGCCAACTTGATCGGTGATGCCATATAGATCGCCGTATCCCTTTAGATATTTGCTTGATACTCTCAAGGTTGATCCTACATCTAAATCGAATGCCTTGCCAGTAGTGACCGAAAAAATCCATTGCCTTATCGCTTGTCCATATAACTCAAAAAGTCGCGCATAGGTAGGGCGAAAATAAGCCAAAAAGTCGCCAGCTCTAGGCGATCCAACGATTGACGATGTAAGACCATATAATTTATATTCCTCTGATCTTGTCTCACCAGCAAGCAGATTGATAGCACTATAATTATTGATAATTCGTTCAGTAGGTTGTTCATTTTGCAGATCATAAATAAATTTGAATTGTGTGATGATGTCTTCGTACATCGTCCAGTATGGGCTAGGATCAATAAGCATATCATCATCTGTAATCAAGGTCTGGCTTTCTTGGGATTCATGCCCTATTGAGATCAGCTTTAGCCGTGGATAAAATGCTGATCTATCCATGACTATCGCACAGCCCATCACCTTGAGCATGGGCTCAATTATATCTCTGGCTGTTAGGTCGTCAATAGATAAATTAAACTCCCAATTTTGAACATTTGTTGCGCCTTGATACGCTAAAAAACTTGTCTCATCGATAAAAGACGAGCTTAAATTACAGCCTACAAGATGCAGATCGTAATTGCCATTAGTTTGTGATCCCCCACCGCTCTCAAGTATTTCAAGCATGACTTCGCCTATAGGCTTGTTTTCTATGAGTATGCCCCTACTGATCTCAATAGTTTCGCTTGAGTCTAGAAAATCTCCAAAGCTTGGAAGCTTGCGATTATAATCGTTGTCTTGGTCTAGCTCGATGATATACCCGACTGACACAGCTGTCTCGCTTTTTGCTAGTGCCTTAAATGATTTACCATAGGCATTTATTTGTATGGCATATAAAGAGCCGTCGTATGTGCTGGGTAGCCCTAAGCTATCTTTTACAAGCAAATATTTTTCGCCCCGTTCATACCAGCCTTGAGCTATCCCTCTTATCACATACTCAGAGTAAACAGTGTCACCATAAAGATAATAATACAAATTTAGATCTTGATTGACTTCTTGTTGATACTCTCTATTGTCTTTTTGTGTCCTATATGGCGCTTCACTCGATGCAAAGCTTATCCCATATTGTATGCAAATAGGATCATCAGCAATGTATCTATAATCAATATCAGTACCAGTGCGAGCGCGTTGATCTATTTTAACAAGCTCAATGTCTTCACTAAAAATTTGATGCACTGTACTAGCGTTCGTTTCTGGATGTAACACTAGAGAATATAGCCCGCCTTGATACTTAATTTCAAATTTACCCGGCTCACTAGCTTGCACAGTTGAATTTATCGTGTTCATAATTTGATCAGTTGAAAGCAGCCCGTCGGCAAATTCAATCGCATTACCGCCACCGATAAAAGCCCTGTTGTCACCTAGTTTTTGGATGTTGTTTAAGACATTCCTAGCCGATGAATCAAAGTAGTGATAGCCATGCACTAGGCTAGTGCTACTCTTAGGGCCGGCTATCTTATTATCCACCATCGCACAAATGGGCACGATAGACAAAGAGATAGAAGTGAGATCGCTGATCTCTGGGCTCCTCTCGATCATGCCATGAAAAATCACTTGATTATCCCAGACGATGCCAGCTTGATCAACGCTAGCGCCATATATCGACGCTTGACGCCCACGCCATGAGACAATTTCGCTAGTGACCAAAGGCGTGTCAGTGCCGTCAAGGCGTATCGCATGACTTTGCCTAAATCCGATGCGCTGGCTACAAGTCAACTCAAATAGGCCCCCTACTTGCGTCTGAGATGTGATCACAAAAGACTCTGCGCCTATATGAAAAATATGCGGGTATGTGACTTGAGGATCAGACTCAACAACAATCGTAGGCGTATTATCATCTCTTGCTATGTCTTGCATTAAAATGCTATTCCATACGCTAGACGATCTAGTGCAGCGCCCAAAAACAATATGCGGATCGTAAGAAGTAGCTCTCATTCTATCCATAACTAGAGATACAGACATAGGCGAATAGGTGGCAATACCCCCGCTTGGATCAAGATCAGCAGTGTAATCGCTGATTGACTCTAGACAATCTAGGTCAGTATATGGGATGCCATCATCAATAACTTCGCTGATAAAGGGCGACTCTCTAAAATAAAATCTTACTGGCAAGCCAGATATTTCAAGCCCAAAAACACGGGCTGCTCTATCGTCTTTAATCACTTATCACCTCATCAAACATCTCATAGATACATATATTATCAAGCCTCACTTTAACACAATCAAATTTTAATCCGATCTCTTGCCCTCGATAATCGAGAGGAATAAAGATGGGGCGCGGGTAAATCGTCTGTAGCGTTGATGTTGAGCTCATGTCAATGCCGCTAGATACGCTTGCTTGATTCCAGTAGTTATTAGATCCATCTGGATCGTATGTGCTGATGATGCCACCATTTGCCACGCTCAAAATAAAGCCATCATCGATGATATCTTGCGTTGTTCTTGGATTTCTAAACGCTGTCACGGTGATAGATCGATCACTATTCTCATGTGTCCTATATGCAAAGATTAAGCCCAAATATCTGGCGTTTGCTGTGGTCTGTATAATTTGAGTATACGATCGATTATTCCCATCAACTGGCACCATATCCAAAGAGAAAGGCGTAACGTTGAAATCTAGCTTGTTTGCGCTCCATGTATGTGGGCTTGAATAGTTTACAACGCCTATTTGATGCCTCTTTGCTTTTGCAAAAGCAAGATGATTTGTTTGATCTGCGATCTTTGAGACGGTAGCACCATAGACAGGAGTGCCGATATTTGTTTGCTCTTGGCTTGGCGCGTAAAAAGTTGTGCTAGGTATTAAAGCCATCATGCCCCCCAAAAAGAGATAGATAGAATAGGGCTTGCAGTCGTTAAAAAGTAAGTCATGCGAGGCCTAAAAGTGATAAGTGGCATACTCAAAAATTGATCGATGCCGTCTTGATTAAAGATCGTTCTTAGATCGTATTCAATCCATTGCGCAGCCGTGCCAGATGTGATCGTAATATCTTGAGAATAGATTTTAAAGCTAAAATCGTACGCCGTTAGATTCTCGACATACATCATTACTTTATAAATAACATTCAAGCGATTGTAATTGCCCCATACGATAAAAGCAGTATTTAGCCCAAAAATGTCATTTATTGTTAGCCCCTTTTGTGGTCGCACAGTTTTGCCTAAGATCGGATTGCTTGTGGTCTCTGGCAAGTCTATGCCACTCATAGAAAAGAGCATACGAGGACGGCGCTGTAAAACGCGAATATTGTTTGTCAGCATCTGCCCCATGCCCGCGCTCAGTGGCTCATCTGCCAAAAAACTATCATCGCCAATGGGATAAAAAAATCCGTTTGTATAGACTGCACTAACGGCGCTCTCTGCTAGTGGCGATGATAAAGGTACATACTCGATACATACATAATCAAGCTGTATCGCGCCGGATACGGTCAATGTTAAGAGTGAATATTCGCTAGTGACTGATGCTAAAGTAATAGAACCTTGCTCAAATTTTTGTGAGTTAAAGGCGAAGTTTTTTGTATTTGAGCTTGATGCGTTTGATAGTGTAAAAAGCGCATTGCCACTCGTTCCCTGTCCATGTAGTGTAATTTTTATTGTCTTATGATTTGCTGATATAGCTGGGATTCTCCACCTACAAGCTACTCTAGAAGTACCGCTATAATAAAAAACACCATCCTCGAAATGCTGGGTAATAATGGGGCCTGTTGCATGATAGGCAAAAGCATAGTTTTGTAGCCTTCCGATTTTACCCAGTTGATCATCGGCGTTTGATATATCCCTAGATGTGATAAATGCGTCTGGCTCAACTCTCGCATTATTGCCAGCCAAAGGCAATGAAAAACTGTTAGTCATGGCTGATCTCCATTGTAATCGGTATGCGTCTCATGATCCGATTTTCAAAGGGCATATCGCTAGACATCTGCGTGATCGTGCCAGTGATTACCCCATGCATCCCATTTGATTCGCTTGTATGAGTGAGACTATACGCCGGATTACTCGCATTGATTTGCGTTGTCCTCAAAGCAAGCCTTGACTCGCCCACCTCTTGCACAAGACTGACTTTAGCACCTATATAAAAATAGTCGCCTAGATCAAAAGCAAAGCGCTTATAGTCGTCTTGTATATCTGCTATACCATCAAGATAAAACCTAAGCGATGACTTCACAAAATTGCCCTTGAAATTCGCGCCATAAGTGCCGTTGCCCTTGCGTCTTATATCGCTCACACGATCAAAAGCAAGGTGATGATCTTCAATAGGTCTAGACGGTGCTAAAACTCCGGACATGACATTATCGGCGATCATCACTTTTCTGCCGTACAAGTCTTGCCATGACTCAAGCCCGCTAAAGCCTAAACGATCTCTAAATGTGAGGTCAGACCATGCAAAAGTAATAAGATTTGTATTTGCTGTATAATTGACAATTTGCATCACACGCCCATCATCGCGCAAAACCCATTGAACATAATCACCAAAAAGCGCCTCTTCAGCCGATTGCAGGCAATAGATGTTATTGCCAGATCGTACAGATAAAAGACTTATCATGTCTTGGGCTACTGGATAGGTGGGGTAATAGGTGGGGTAAGATGTACTAGAGTTTGAATAAGATATACGCCCATAATTCGCAGTGCCTACTGACCAAAAAATTAAATTGCCTCTTTGCCAGTCGCTTTGAAAAGTTGCGCTTGTGCCACTCATCTCAAGATAATCATCATCTAAACCCCATGTCGCACCACCTCCAAAATCGCAATTTATATCCATTGACTCGCTTGTATTTTTTGCCCATACAATACGATCACTTGAATTGATTGATATTGTCCATGTGCCACCTTTATCGGCTTCAAGGTAGTGTTTTAGAGACCTATTTGAAGCTTGCCCACGCCCATTTAAAAAATAGACAGGATCATCAAAAACGACTAGCCCACTAGCATTTAACGCCACATTTGAGCCGGCTCTTGTATATAGAGTGCTAGTGAAATTTCTAGCATCAAAATCGGACATCAGCATGAAATTAGGGGATGTATCAAAACTAGGCATTTAATTTACTCTCAATCTAGGCGCGCCTCGTCTAGGCTCGTTTATGTATTTAACAATTTCATCACTCATTGCCCTCTTGGCGCTTTCTTTTGTATCGTAAATAGTAGCACCAGAAAAATTTAAATTAAAGACTAGAGGTTCTTGCTTGCTTGCTTCTGGTCTTTGAATTTGCGGTGATTGTGCCATGCCGGTGGGAGAAGCCCCACCTTGGGCGCCCCCCGTTGTCGCCGATGGGATTGCAGCACCAGCTAAACCGGCTACCGTGGCAACGCCCGCAAAAGCAGCAGATGCGGCGAAGTGCTGGGATGCTGGCACGCCACCGACTGGACCTAAAGCAAGACTAGCTAAACCTGCGGCGCCCTCATATAAAGATCGTGCTAGTGCTTCAGTTGCTAGCCCCTTTAAACTTGCTTTGAGTGTAGCTTGAATTGACTCGCCATTCATGATCGCAGATGCCACAGACGCGCTAAATGATTGAGCTTGGGCATCAGCAAAATCTTTGAGTTGAGTAATGGATTCATCTTGAAGTTTTTTGCCCTCTAAAGCATAGCGTTTCTTGATCTCAATCGCTTCTAAACTACCTTTTTCAACGATAGATAATTCTATGTCCATTTGCTTTTGAAGCATTGCCGCTTGTTGAGCATTGCCGGACATAGTTAATTGAATATCAAGCAGATCGATTTTATCTTGCAAGTCTTTTTTAGTCTTAGCTTTTTCTTGCTCTATTGCTATCTCTTTGTATGCCTCGTCTTGCAAAATACGAATCTTTTCATTTTGTGCTTGCAATAGAGCCGCTTGATCTGCTTGTTGCCTTGCGATCTCTTGTTGTGAGATGTCATTGAGTTGTTGCTGATATTGCAATTCTGCGATGATAAGCTGATTCTTATTGTTTTTGTTTAATGCTAGTTGTGTAGTGTAAGTGTTGACCGCTAAAGCAAGTTGCTCGTCAACGCCTTGCTTTTCAAGCTGGATTCTAAGCGCATTGATTTGAGACTGTTCGTTTATCAGTTGGCTTTGTCTAGCTTTAAATGCGCTAGCCCTTGCTTTTGCTTCAGCGTCCAATCTCTTCTTTTCGTCATCTGTCGCCTTGGCTTGTTTTTGAGCTTGCTCTTCCAATCTTTTAGCTTCGGCTTCTGTAAGCTCGCCCAGCTCTTTCTTAGCTTTGATCTGCTCTAAGGTTAATTTTATTCCATTGACTGTCTCATCATTGTTCTTTTTTCTTGCCTGTGCTTCATCATAAATCTGATCTCTAGTTTTACTTGTCCATGTCGATAACTCTTCGTATGTCTCTATTTCAATTTTTTTGATAGCAATTGCCTTCTCTGTATCCCCCAAATCAGAGCCCTCAAGCGCAAGAATATTAAGCTCTTTTACACGATCAATCTCGGTTTTAAGCAGGTCTATAGCTTCTTGATGTGTAGTAGTATATTTAATTTGCCTTTGCTGTTCTTGGATACTGATCTCATATTTTGTTTTATATGACTGGGTAAGATCATCAATGTATTTTTGCTCTTCTTTTATAGCGTCCGCCAGATCATTTGATGCATCAATCACCTTTTCTTGATGAGTGCGCCAATCCATGAAGGTTTCCACTAGAGAAAGCGCTTTCTTGGCATATTTTTCGATGGCCCACATATTCCGATCTAGCATCTCTTTTTCATTCCCTAGTAATATATTCAACTCTCGCTCTGCCATGATCCTATCCGCAAAAACCTTTTTACTTTCTGCAAGTTGCTCATTCATGTACTCAATACCCTGTCTTGCCCCCACGATAGAGCTGATCATATTTCTTAATTCAGCATCTGTTAATCGTATGCCTTTATCAGCAAGCTCGTCTAGTTTAGAAGTAAGATCAGATGCAACAGCTGACGCAACGGCGGCTATTTTTTCATATTCAAGAGCTGCGCCCGAGAGCTGCTGATATCCCTCATATAGAGTGTATATTGTAGCTATCACCGCACCTACAGGGCCTAAAATAGCGATCATACCTCGACTTCCATTGTCAGCTAAAGTGACCATAGCGCGCCCCAAGCTAACCGCTCCCGCATTTGCCGAGCCTAAGCTGTTTTGCAAATTGCCCGCGCCTTTAGATGCCGCCCCCGTGGCCTTCTGGGCTTCTTCCCCTACTGCCGAAAAAGTTTCACCTAGTTGCGCCGTTTGCTTGCCAGCCTTTTTTGCATTTTGGTCTATTGCACTTGTGGCCTGTGCTACATCGTTGAGCTGGTCTTGAGCCTGCTGGGCGCCATTAACTTCAACCTCAATGATTACTTTATTTTCTGCCATGTTGCGCCTCTTCAATCTGCTCTTGAGTGATTTTGTTTTTGAGCTCTTGATAGTGGTGATGTAAAATATCGATAGCCTCTACAATAGCACAAGAGGGCATGGGATATACATTTTTTAAATCAAAAAGCCCGTTGATATGCCTAAAATAAGCTTGTGTTATAGGCGCCACCTTATTAGCACCAGCCACAGGGCAAGACCTTATTTTTAGATCAGCGTACTCGCCTGAGCAATTAGGCGCCACCCTATACGCTGGCACAAAATAGCCCTGCTCGTCTTCATCTAAATATGGCAAGCCCTTTTTAAAAGCGCCTCCACAATTCCCACGCATTGCCCTAAGCGCTGGCTTAGATTTACATTGCTCGCATCCCCATGATCTCCCTTGATTTTGAGATAGCCAGATAGAGGATGCGATCGCTATTTTCCCTCATCACCTAAAAGAGATAAATTTGATATATGCGCTACTAACTCGCTTATAGTCTGTACTCGCACATGATCTGGCTTGATCGATTGTATCAAATCCCACGGCCTGCCAGATATACCGACGATCTCAATAACTGAGCATTTGATCATCTCTTGATATACACGATTTAAATATGCGTTATATTCCGATAGCGCTTTTCTCTCTTGATCACCTAGAGCATCATGCCAGTATGCGCGCTCTTTTGTATCAGAGGGCTGTTCAATAAAAAGCATACGCCCGAGCTCTGATCTGGTATAAGCGCCCGCCTTGATTTCAGCCTCTTCCCTCTCAGATGGTGATAACGCCTTGATAATAAAAAAGCTAGGTTTTTGCCCATCTTTGATTTTCAAAAAATCTTTGTGTCCTCTAAGGTACATCAATTTGTCGTTATCAGTCATATCAAGCGCTTGATCACAAGTGATGGCCACTTCTATTTGAGTCTGTGAAGAGGTTGAAAAAGAGAGCATTTTTTAGATTCCTAGTGCTAAACGAATCGGGGTATTAGCTGGCTGTGTAGTGCCAACATCACCACCAAAACGAGAATGTTTGTAAGTGAGTACTTGCTTGACGATATCACCACTGACATCGTACTTATTAGGATCAACAGTGAGATAGCCGGCTGGGATAAATAGCGCCATCCCTTTTCCGTTGCCTACTGGTCCAGTACCTATTAACACGCTACGAATCACGCGATCTTTAAAATCGTCTGCGATATCTGATTTTACTGATGATAAAGTGATAGTGCATTCAAGATCGACGGTCGCCACTTCCATGTCGGACATGGCTAAAATATTATTGCTAAAACCTTTAGGCGCTAGGGTATTGCTGATGTTGAAAGTAAAGCCCTCAGCATCTAAAGCGATGCGGTCTAGCTCTTCCCCTGTAGTGCCAGCGATATTTGATCTTGAGTAGGTGACGGGGCTAGATACAACGACATAGCTATTTCTAAAATGTTGAGTAGCACCGCCCAAAACAACGGGCTCGACTGGTCCGGTTGCATTACCGTGATCATCTTGAATTAATGCAGCTTGAAAAGTAAATTGACCCATCAAGCGCCCATTAGTGACAGAGATATTTAGAGATGCTAGCTTGCAACCATACGCGTATGTTCTAAATCCAACGCCATCGACTCTAAAGCACAAAGATTCAACCACTTGCCCGCTTGATGTTGATGTGGGTACATACCATGTTTGAAGAGGGTAAATAGTAGTAGGCTCATCACTAAATGCGGGGCTAACTCCGATCTTACCAGCGCCACCACGATTATTGCTTGTCACGCCAGCATATTCACAACGCCCACCGATAAGAGATGATACGATACCGCCGATCTTATAATTTGTATTTGTGGTGGTAGGAGTGAAAAAATTCACATCGTCGCCGGTGACTGTATCTGCTGATGTGAATAAGGGTAATGAAGTTAAGAAACCGGCGTTTAAGAGCTTGCCTAGACCAGTGCCAGCGTATGTATTTGCATCAGCGCCAACGGTGGTAAAATCGATAGTGATTTGTACTTGCCCTGTGCGTCTTTGTACTCGGCTTGATCCACTCCATACGGTGTCTGGCTCTGGTGGTAAACCATGAGGCCCATCACGCCCCTCGTTGCGTTCATTGACTACTACATCGCCATAAATGACGATAGGATCACGCTCGCAAGGTAAAGAGATAAAGCTTAAACCGCTAGCAGATGGCAAGCCTGTGCTTGTGTCGATTGAGCCAAAAGATGCCTCGCTCGCTACTGATATACTTCTATGTGTAACTGTCATTTTTTATTCCTCTATATATAAAAGGGTAAAGGGTAAAGATAGGAGATAGCCGACTTGAGAGGGATCATTTTGTATCTCGGATAAAGACGCTTGCGCTGGTATCAAAGATACGATGCCAGTATTATCAGCGTCGTAGTCTGGCTGTTTAAGGCTGTTGATCAGCTGGCTAGAATCTTCCGCTATCATACGATCTAAGAGCGCTAAGTCGCCCCCTATATCATACCTAACTCGAAGTAATAAATCTATTCTTTTGCGTCCGGATATGCCCGCTTGCCCGTCATCTTGAGCAAGACTTTGAAAGCGGATATCAAAGATACGATTTTGATTTGATCTAGACTCTAGAGATAGATTACGCCCGCTTGCATCACTTATGCAAAGATAGCCATGATATGAATCAGTTTTAGGCGTTAGCGCCTCGATGCGATCAATGAGATGATCGATAGATAGAGATATGCCCTTGCTCATGATTCCCCCATTAAGTTAATTTTTATCATCTCAATCAATTTGCTTATTTCATCATCAGTTAATCCGATAAACTCGCGCTTTTCATTGACTGCGTATCCATACGATTCCACTGGTGGCAAAAGCCCGATTGTAAAGCCCTTATCAGATGATTTTAAAACAGTAAAGTTTTGCATCATCATGCCCGATAAGGTGAGATCAACTTCGGCCGTTTGCCCCTCAATGGTATTGCTTCTTTTACGAGATTTCTCTTTGTATTCACGATAGCCACCAGCAAAGAACATCCCCTTTTTAGTCTTGATCCCACCTTTAGGCGCTAGGCGTCTGGCAAGTGGAGAGCCTTTTGAGACATACAAAGGCTTGATCGAGTAGGGCTTAAATGGCTTACCATTTGCGTCAAGACCTTTATAGATGCGCACTTTAATGAGCGATACCATATCTAAGCCAGTTTGAGCCATCATCTGCTGATTCATCTGGATAGATGGTAAATTAAGCTTAATTGTAGCTTTCATCTAGTGCCTCATGCCACGGGTAGGGCTAAAGGTTTGCTCGTATGTGGTAGCGATACGATCTGCAAAATTGCCACCTACAACGCCGTAGCCCTTGACTCTTTTATTTAACTCATCGTCTTGAGCGATACCGTCCTTATTGATATCCAGACTTATCGTTCTCATTGTTAGATCAGCAAGCTGCATGCCCCTTGCGCGCATTTTCTCGCTCAAATCAATGTTGCCGTTTAATTCGTGGATTCTTGCTAAAGTTAAATAAGCATGAGCTTGTAGCAAGTCTTGCGTATTGTGTATATCGTCTTCATCTACATCATCAGGGATGATTAAGTCTCTGACATACATGGATAATTCACTGAGTGCAGCATCAATCTGATCTTCAAATCCATTTGCCCGTCTAGGCGCTAAATCGGCGATATGAGGGAACAGGGCGCACAATTTATTATGATCTAGCCCCGTATTAAATGGGCGTGGCACAACCTTGAGAATACCTTTATCAACCTTATTGATTGATTGACCACCAAGGCTCTCAACATATTCAATAGTAAAAGCGATATCTGCTTTTTCTGCTGTGATAGTGCTAGAGCTGGCAAGATATGACCAGCACGCAAATTGAATTGATGCACTACTAGAAAAAGAGATATCTCTAGGCAGTGGATCGCCCATGATCAAGCTAGCCCCTACGATCCTCACTGGTCTTATCGCGAAGTAGTCATCGCCGTCGGACACTAAAAACGCTTGACTCTGATAGGGCTTGAGGCTAGTCGTGGACGCTGATAAAGTCAATGATCTTCTGTCATTTGCAATAGCAGTGGCTGTTAGTGATGCCCGCCCTTGAGTCATGGCGCTAGTGATATCACCGCTTTCAAGATGAAAAGTGATCGATGGCGTGCCAGTGATAACCGATGGGGCTTGCCAGATGAAATTATAGTCTTTGTTTTGTTGTGCTTTGATCATTTTTCTCTTCCTCTGGCAAAGTGACATCATGAATGTATAAAGCAATTTTATCCATGCCCAAAATATGAAAAACTTCAGACACTGGATGTCCGATTAAATTATGAATACTCATTTTGTATCTCATAGGCAAAATTGTAATTACTCTCTTCATGTTAAATCCTTTATTTCGCTATCGGTTGCCACTGTTAAATCCATGACTTTAATAAATCCCTTGCTTACTGGTGACCATGAGTGACGGCAATTATACCCGCCCCCACTTGTCAACACTGGCCCAGCACCTTGACCATTATTAAGCTTATTGATTTGAGACTTGCTTAATACCTTGCCTACGAGTTTACGACAAAAAGGGCGCGTAATCCCGTCTTTAGGCCCTACATACATAAATAAATCTATGCCAGCTTGATCGGCGTTTATCGCCTGTACAGATCGTCCGAATTCGGATATTTTCAATCGCGCTTGCGTCGTATTTGCGCTTGTCGCCCTTTGAAAAGATTGTGCTAAGGCGTCTAGTGGCGCTTTAGTCGATCCGATAATGGCAACGGTATTAACTGCATCTTTAATCGATTTGCTTAGAGATGGTATCACGCTATCATCAAAAACTGATGCGCTTGCCCTTTGTATGGTACTAGAAATTAAATTTATATCACCACTGACGAAATTAGGATCGATGGCTTTCATCGCCTTATTTGTCATCTCAACGATATCAAGCTGGGATGCCTCAAAGTATGCTATCGAGTCGCCAAGCCCTTCAGAGATCAAGAAGTTTTTTAATTCAATGGGCGTCATATTTAATAAGACTTGCCCGCGTCCTTCTTTGATTATTCTGGCGATGGCGTCTTGTAATTTCTTTGTCGATTTTGTGAGTTGTCGTTCAAATTCTTGAGCTACACTCACCTCTTTTTTTAGGATATCTAACCTTGATTTTATCAAGGCTTTCATATCTGGATTTGATTCGGATTCGAGTTGTTTTTTGAGATCATCGATAGCCTCTTGATCAGCATCTTTCTCAGCTAGGGAGACATGATGATGAGAATGATGCCCACAATGAAAACAAAACATAAGAATCCTAAAGCACTAAGCAAGGCAGTCAGTGAGCAAGAAGCCTTAATTTTGAGCGATAATCTTGTCTTGATGGGTATGTTCTAGCCATACAGTACGCTTTGTCATAGCGAGATCATCATAAGCACCACTTGAGAAGCCAGCATATTGAAAATTAAGAGCAGCTACGGGCATGACTTTAGTGCCATTTTTATTGCTTACTGCATCGCTACCCTTCATGATGCCCATGAATACAGAGTCATCTGTCCAAATTTGAGCTTCGCTTGAAGTCAATCCGGCGTTTGCTGTTTCTTTGCGAGCAGAGCCAACAAACACATTTTGCACGCCTAAAACTTCTTTGAGAACGCTGATCACCATGTTGTCTTGCATAATTCTATTGCCTGCTGCTGTACCTGATGCGGTTGAGCCAGCTGTGAAAAATCCTCTGACATCTGGAGCTCTAGACAAAGCACGCAAAGCGCCATAACCGAGAACGAGAGTAT